GTTTTTTGAGAGCTCCAGTGTCTCTAATTCCATAGATAGATCCTCTTCTTTGAATTACTGGAAATGTTGTCAAACCAGCATCTATTGTTAAACCAGTAACACCTATAGAAATTGAAGAAGATCTGCCAAATCCGCCAGTATTTCTTAATTCTCCCCATGAGAATTCTCCAACCGGATTATCATTATCGCCAATAGATGTCAATCCAGTATTAACTTGAACCTTACATTTTACAATCGCTAAATTTTGACCAGAGAATGTAGATGTGTCTATATTCGTAAGATGATAAACATTATCTGCAAATGTGGTTCCTATACCTACAGTATGAATACCTAAAGTATCCATAGCAGTTACTCCAGATCCAATACGAGTATTAAAAACATAAATTGGCGTACCAATTGTTGCTAACTCATTTAATGATCCTAAAGAAGTTTTTAGAAGTGATAATTGAATTGCAGGATCTCCACCAACTGTTACTGGAGTTATGCTGGTAACTAAACCAGAATATCCTCGCGTTTCATCTCCTTCCAAATCAGTAATATTATCTAAAATAATATCTGGTGATGAAATTAATACTTTTGGTGCAATAGTATAACCAAGTCCTGGATTAGTAATTGAAATAGCATTGACAGATCCATTTGAGAGAGTTGCAGTGGCAGTAGCAGTTGTTCCAACACCTACAGCGATTTCTGGAGGTGCTGATATAGATACTGTAGGAACACTAACATATCCACTACCGCCAGAGATAGTAAAACCAGTCACTTCTCCTTCCGAGTTCACTGTAGCAGTCGCTGATGCCGTTACTGGGTTTGGAAGACCGCCGACTATCATTGCATCAAATGTTCCAGCAACAGCAACATTTGTATCAAAGAATTTAGCGTTATCAACAAATATTGAGTTAGTTTCTGAAGAACTTACATTACCAATTATCTTTGCAGTTGGATAAATATATGCTTCCAAAGAATCTCTGGTCTTATAAATTTTTTCTCCAGAGATAACTTTATCAGATTTTTGTTTAATAATATTGACAGGTCTATAATTAATTTCATCCAATCCTTGACCACTATAAAGATTAGTTTGAACTCTATCTGAGTTTGTAATATTAAGTGTCAATCTTTCATCCTGTCCTTCCATATTTAAAGAAGATCCAAGAATTTGCAACTCATCACCCAATTCTAAAATTGGTTTTCTATTTGAAACATCCTTAATATCTACTCCATTCGTTCCCTTATAGAAGAATATATCAATTTGATCTTCAAGTTTGGGGGCGGTTTTAAATCTAAAAGATGTGCCTCCATTAAATTCATATGATTCTCCGGGTTCCTGAAGAATTCCATTAACAAATACTAGTAATAAATTTGCAAAATTAACTTCTTCTGACAGTAATTTATCTACCTCAAAACTAAGCAGAACTCCATCTCTATAAGTTAATGGGAATCTAGTCCTCACACCATCTTGATAATTTTTAATATTATCTACATAGTCAAGATCTCCAAATCTCCAGAAAGCAAATGAATCCTGATATGTATCCAATACTTCTAATGTAAATTCTTCTAGTGGGGAAGACAATCTAGAATCTGTTACTAAACCAACCAGAGTAAATTTATCGCCCTTTCTAAATGAATAACCTGGTCGTGTAATCTTAAAAGTTTGAATTTTTGCATATGTTGATCCAATACCAACTGTTGTTGAAGCTCCACCAACTTCAACTGACATTTGCAGTCCAATTCCAGTATCTGTAGTTCCATCAAGTCTAGAAATACCTTTTATATTTAAATTTTCATAAGTTGGTTCTGAGACAAAAATCTTAGTTTGAGTAGAGTAATCACTTCCTCCATCAAGAGTATCAAATGATAATGTTCCTCCTGCACCAACAGTAGCGGATATATTTGCACCAGAACCAGCACCAGTTGGATCATAAGCAGTAACTGTGACTAATCCAATATTATTGTATCCAGATCCAAGATTATCAGTCGTACCTATTCCAATTGGTCCAATTACACCAGTAGAAGCAAATGTTGTTGTCACAGAAGCTCCTGCAAGAGGAGCATATCCAACACCACCTGTTGATCCAAGAGAAATAATTATTCCCCCTCTAGGAATTTCATTCAAATTGACATCATAATCAGATGTTACAATGAATGAAGAATCGGTAGCAGATCTAATTCCAGTAAATACCACACTCGATATACCGGCATTATTTGATATAATCTCAAAATTTCCATTTGGATTATTCAAAGTTGTGGGAGATTGGAATATTCCATTAATTAATAATAAACCAGATCTTTGAGATTCTGTTGTACCTATTCCAGCAGTGTTTGCTCCACCAACAGTCAATGCAAAAGTTCTACCTATACCACTAAATTCGTGAGAAATATCATCGAAGATTTCATTACTTTCATAACTACTTCTAAAGTAGACTCTACCATCAAACTTTGATGTTGGCAATTCTAAATTACTAAAGTCTCTTTCTTCACCATCTTTTCCTCTAGGAGGACTAGTAAAGAATATCTTATTATCAACAATATTATATGAACCTTTATAAACAGTAGCTACTCCAGTAATGTTGGAGTGAGATGTCGCAGAACTACCAACAAAACCTCTAGAAACTTCTACAAGGGCAGTTGTCCCTACTCCAGTTATTGGACCTACTGTTGTTGTTCCAAAACCAACATTGATAACTTTCATATACTCATCATCCACTCTCAAAATATCGTTAGCAGCAATTGATGATATTCCTGAAAGAGAGAATATTGTTCTTGTTGTACTTATTCCAATATTTCCATTATCAATATTTTCATTCAAACTATATTTTGTGGGAGTAAATAATAGAGGATACTGAATTAAATTGTCAATTGAAATAACAACCTTCTCATTTTTTTTAGACATTTCAAATTTATGAAGATTTCCAGTACCAACTCCAACAAAGGTAACTGGAGTTCCAGATCTGGTAGTAGAAATTTGGAATACATCATTTGATTCAACAACAGCGAAAACACTTGATGGAAGTGTACTTGTAATACCTGCGGTTGAATTATAATATTGCATAGGTGTTGATCCAACACCTACAAAACTAGAACCAGGAGTGTAAATTAATTCCTCATTATTTCTAAAGAAATGATTTTTGATTGTAAATTTGCCCGTAGATGTATTTAAAATACCACTATCATTTGGATTAAAAGTTTTTGCAAAAATAGGAGTTCCATTATTAGTCAATTCAAAAGATGTTGAATTAACTCTATCTCCATTGTGAGCATTATAATGTTTTGTATCCATGTAATCCAATGAATTTCCATTTTGCAGTCCAACAGGAATATTTTCATCAACATTAGAATAGAAACATTGATTAAATGATAATACTTTTATTTCCGCATCTACAAACTCAGTGTCTGGATGAAACTCCAAAACAAACTGTTCTCCAGAGTATTCGACTCCAAATGTACCTATTCCCAACGTATTATCATATTCTTCGTAATCAGTATTTGGTAAATTACTATCTACTGAAATAAATGCAGACTGTTGAGCATATACAAAATTGCCATCGTGTAATGCCATTACTTGATGCAAAGCTTTAGTAGATCCACAAGAAACTTGGACAATGGATTTGACCGCATTAAATAATGAAGAATCAAGTCCTACTACATTTGTGGTTCCAATACCTACAGAATAATTTGATTGATAAATAGCACTTCTAACTGAATCATCTGGTTGACCGACCGCACCAAATTTATAAGTACCAACACCTATATCAGCAGAAGTTGTACCTATTCCAATTATTTTAGAACGAAGTCTAACACTAGAAGATGTATCATTGGTGTATGTAATTGAGCATATACCACTATTAATATTAGAATCAAAACTTCCTATAGATTGTTTTGTTATAGATGATCCTTCTGCATCAAAGAAAGATTCTGCCAAGAAAGTATTTGTGTCATCATGAGTCAAATATAACTCAACAAAATTCATATCATTTGTTGATGTATTAATAACCTGGATATTTGCATATAAAGACTTTACATTTTCAGCATCGACAGAAACTAAATCGGTTGTTTGAGTTGCAGATACCAGTTTAGTTGAATCAATTAAATTGACAAATCCAATAGTCGTTGTTGCCACACCAACAGAGTCTGAGGTGAATTTACTACCCAATAATCTTATATCATAATCAACATTATATGGATCATTTGGATAAAAACGAAGATATGATTCATTAGTAATTTCAGTTTCTACTACGAATCTTCCATAATCGAGTGACATATCACTCTTATCATTTATAATTCCACCCCTTTGAACTAACACATTAGTACTACCAGAACGTAATAAAGTTAATTCAGTCAATTGCAATTCAGAATCGTCTAAACTTTCTATTCTAAAAAGAAGGTTTGTATATGTGTCAAAATCATTGATATTAAAAATATTTACAAATTCATCAGGATTATCATCAAGAGAAGAAAATTGATCACTAATATCATCAATAGTTTTTACTAAATCACTAGTAACATTAATATAATCTGTAAGCTTTCTTTCTTTAAATTCTATAAATTTGGATGAATCTGACAATATTTCATAATCTCTAACATAATCAAATTGACGGATACTATCCACTCTTTGTTCATCTAAAATATTATAAAGTTGCGATACAATCATTTCAGAAGTATCTACACCAACATTAGTTGTAACTGAAGTAATGCCAACATCAGCAAAATTTTTCATTCCACTAGTATGAAGCATACTATTAACAGGAGTAATTAAGTCTTGATATGTTATAGGACTCTTTACGGTGTATGATAGATTTTGATAATAATCATTATCCGATGTTACCTGAACATCTTCATTTAGTTTGCCAATGTTATTTGACCAACCATCAGACTTATTAATAGAATAGTTTATTTTAAACTCTCCATTATTTAAAGTGCTATCAATTGAACTAACAGTAGCAACACTTTGAGAATCTTTACCGGTTAAAATATCACCACTAGTTAACTTATATCTACCTTTAACTTTTATAAAATTGGCATTTGATTCTGTTACAATTAAATCTCTTTCTAAATTATTGGTAATTATTTTTTCATCAATTATAAAATTAGATTTTTTCTTTACAAGTGTGATAGATGGATAAACATTGCTATTTGTTACCGTGGCTAATGAATCTGTTATTGTATTTGCGATACCAGTATTTGTAGAAGTAGATATGCCACTTATATCAATCGTAATTGTATTATTGGGAGTTGCAGATTCATCTACGGCACTAACTCTTAAGAAATTAAAATCATAATCTTCAGAGTTAAAACCTGAACCATTATTACTATTTTTTATAATACCTTCAATGAATACATTGTCATCTACCTTAAAAGGAAATACTGTAAATCCTAATGATGGTGTGGTAATATGGCAAGTAAATGTGGTACTAGAATTTGATTCTACTCTTTCTATACTAATTCCATTTGTATTATTTGTTGTATAAACTTCAATCTCATTATCAGGCAGTCCTTTTGGTTCAATAATTGTCTCAATAGAACCTATAGATGATCCTAGTAATTTACATTCAAATACACCTTTACTAATCTTATTTTTGGATACAGAATCAACAAGTATAATTGATGGCGGAGATACATAGTTACTACCTCCATCTGTTACAGAAATGATGCCAACAGTATTGTTATCTTTAACTCGAATTAGTGTGGAAATAAGAGCTTTTGGACGTAATGTTTTATCTGAGGGGTATTCAAAATTTTCGTTTATAATTCTAGTTTCTTTTATTATTCCAACATTTCTTGCTTTTGGAATAATGACGGCATCTTTACCCAAACTAGTTGTTACATTGGATATTACTGGAAGTTTTTTGTATCCAGATCCAGAAGAAAGAATTTTTATATCAGAGATTCCACCAGAGGCAGTTTTAGATGTTGTCTCATACTTAAGAATATTACAATCTGTTTTTTGATAAAAACTTCTTTCGGGTTTTTCAGTTAAGTTGATAGTAAATGTAGTTTCACCCACACCAGTTACAGTGTATTCATTTTGATAAACACTATCTACATATAAAATTTCATTATAATTTTTGACATCTTTGTCAGGTTTAATATAAGATTCACTTATAGTTGGATGCTCTCTACTATAATAAAGTTTTGTTGGTAAATCTTCGCTATAATTTAGGATTATAGAAGATCCTGTAGATACTACATTAAAATTAGTAGTAGATCCAGTAGAAACAAATTGATTTTTAAACTCATTATCAGTAAATATTTTATTATTAGTTCCGTTTAATACTAAATTATTCCCTTTGGTTACTTTTATTCTTGGATTTACATTACTTAATAAGAAATCAGTTCCCGATTTTCCAGTAAAATCAATCGTAGTGGGGGGATTTTTTACACTATCACTATAAGTTTCGCACAATTTAAAAGTATTATCATTAACTTTAAATATAAAGTAATAACTTTGTTTAACCAACCCAGTTATTTGTCCCACTGATTGACTATATTGAACTTTATCACCAGTATTATAAGTATTTGTAGTGGTTGTTATTGTATTATTATCAGTATCTACTGAACTAATGGGAATGTTTGCATTATCATTGATTAATACGTAATCATCACCAGAACTTACTGTAAGTAATATAGCTTGAGTAGATGTTCCAATACCTACATTAAGATTTGGTTGAACGGATAACTTAACTTTATCCCCATTAGACAATCCATGAGCAGTTGAAACTGCAACAACAGAAGTTATCTTACTAACTTTACCAGTTACTTGAGCATAATTAGATTCAAGTAAGTAATCATCCTTATCGGATCCATTTGTATGGAAAAATACTTCATTAAATGCAGCGGTGATACCTGTCTTAATTCCGATTAAGTTTTTGCCTCTATTCGTAGAATATACGGTTGTTGGCATATCAAATGCATCAGCATCACTTCCATTAGTTGAAATTGAAACTGCATTACCAGAAGAAGGAACTGTAAAAGTAAGTTTTTGATTATTCTTAAATGAATGACCTTCTATAAAAATTGTTTGGGTTGGAATTTGACGTATTTCAGTAATTCCTCCATATGTTACTGAAACAGCAGTAGAAATGCCTGCGGTAGTTCCTAATCCAACAGATTCAGTTGGATTGAAATATGCTTTATCATTAACTCTAGATTCAAAACTTTGAGTATTTGCAGAAATAGTAAATGAATCTGGAACAAATTCAATAACGTCACCGGTAGAATAACCGACTCTACTTCCATGAACTCTCATTAAATTTCTATCTCTAGAAATGTTTAAAACTTGTAAAGTATCGGTTTTAATTTTTACACTACTTCCAACAGATACTGTTGGTGGTATAAATGCAACCGAAATTTCTGTAGATCCTATTCCAGACGAAACTGTTGAGGTATCTGTAAGAACTGATTTATATGTCGTTATTCCTATCTGGAAAAGATTATTCAATGTTGATACTGTAGTAAATCCTGAAAGGATTACATAGTCATCATCCAATAAATCATGGCTTGGTGATATAGTTACTTTTACTTGATTATCACTTAATCTTGTTACAACCGAATTTTCATATTCTTTTGTCTCAATATTTCTAAGATCGATAATTTGCTTACCTTCTAAATGAGAAACTCTTGCAATTGCACCAGATCCTTCTGTGCCAGAGTTATCAAAATCCAAACTATCATTTACTTTATAAGAATCACCCGAATTTATAATTTCAAAATCTGTTATTGATCCTTCAGAAACAGATTCAATTGATAATCTTTGATCTTTAACTTCTTTAGAACCAAATATAAAATCATAACTCGTATTATCATCAAGTAATTTATATGGGAATGTATTTCTAATTAAATTTGAATTTATAAAATCAAATGATTGATTTAGTTTAAAATTATCTGAAACAACTTTTGAATTAAAAGTATCTCCAATAAAATAAGGGAATGCTGGATCTCCTACAACAGAATCAATAGTTGCATAGTAAGCATATACTCCTTCAGGAAATTCTGGAGTTTTTGCAAATCTTCCATTATGTTTATCCAAATCTCCAGAATTATCAAATTTATAATCTTCTATAAATGTCCCTGGGACAAAATCGTCTGAAGATGGTCTATCGATTACATTAGCAACATTTGCATTAGAATAACCAGTTTCTAATCTTTTAGGTAAAGATTGCGTATTTGTAGGATCGGAGTATCCATATGGACCATATATTGGATTGCCATCATAAGACCATCCAATGATGGGAGAGTGACCAGATTCTTCAAAATAACTTGTTGAATAACCACAAACTGCATACTGAAGTTTATTTGGAGATTCTATTAGGATTTCTTTTCCAAGTTTTTTTTGCAAATTAAATGTCAAATCTCTAATTTTTGGATTAAATTTTGCTCCAGTACCAGCAGATTTGATTAATACTGAAGTTGAAGTATTAGAATATCCAATACCAGCATTTACAACTCTAACTTCAGAAACTCTTCCATTAGATATTATAGCTCTTGCCTCTGCACCACTGCCCATTCCAGACGAATCTGTAATTATAACATCCGGGACGGAATTATATTCCAATCCCCCATATTCCATTTGTATCGAATCTATTAGACCATTAATTACTATTGGTCTTACTCTACATTCTTTTCCGTTTTTAATCAAAATTGGAGGTTTACTCTCAAAATTTACAATAGAAGATCCATATCCAGTTCCTCCTTCATAAAGATACGCATCAATTATTTCACCTCTGACTTCGGTTGTTAAAGTTACTATTTGTCCTTCTTGACTTGTTGTTCCAAATCCTACAGGTTTATAATTTAAGAAAGCTGAAATATTAGGATATTTAAAATACTGATACCCACTACCAGATCCTCCAAAGTTTACATATTTACCTCTCTCAAAATTGGACCTGATGGTGCCACCTATGCCTGCATCAGCCAATCTAAAACTATTATTATCAATCTTTATAACATAATACTTATTGCTTGATGAAAGACCACTAATTGCGGAAGTTTCATATTCATAATTAATGAGATCACCATGATTGAAATTATGATTAACAAATTTAATAGAATTTAAACTTTGCGATACTGCGGAAGGTTTTACTATTAATTTTCTATTTGTATAATTTCCACCATCGAGTATTCTTATTTCGGATATTGTATTTTTAGATGATGCTGTAGTAAATTTATGCACTCCTGCAGTGTTTATAGTGCTAAAACCTACAGTATTGATGCCTGAAGAATAATCAGAATATTTTTTATATAATTGAATTGATGAATTATTTAATACTTTTGCAAAATATCTTTGATTATTTGTTAGTGTTGATATTGGTAACTCTAATGGACCTGAAGTATTGATTCCTATAGGAAGATTGCCATTAGAATTGTAAATAATTTCCTCACCATTAGAGAAATTATGACTAGTTTGGAATGTTATTGTTTCTCCTACAGTATTGATTCCACCAAGATTGTTAGTTGTTCTTGCATCAAAAAATACTTCTCTAACTCTTTTAGTTAAAATAGGATCTACAACTAAACCACTACCATTTCCACCAGTAACTCCAATAGAAATTACTTTATCAATATCAAATTCTTGAGTGTCTACATGTATTTTAGTGACCTTACCAGACAAAACTGGTTGAACAAGTGCATTAACTGTACCACCTGCAGAAACTGAAATAACCGGAGGATTAATTACATCATATCCTTCTCCCCTATTAGAAACTTCGATTGATTTTAAAGGTCCAAAATAAATTTTATCTCTAGATTTATAATTAAAAATTTCTACACCATCAATTAACATTCCAGTAGGTCCGGGAATAGTATCACTATTTTCACTATTATTAATATTTGATGGGAACTTTCTTAAAATCTTCTGTGCTCCTATGACAGAAGATTTTTGAGAATTTAGAGTAAATTTATGATTTCCGGATTCTGTTGGTACTTTAAATGTTTTAAAATTAGATTGTGTCCTAATAAAAGATCTTGAGGAATAAAGCCTCAATTGAGAATCATTTAAAACTTCTGCATAATAAACGCCAGTATCTAAACCAACAATGGGATTTTCTGCAGAATAAAATATTTCATCTCCATTAGAAAATGGAAGTGTGTCATTAAAATTTATTATGCTATAACTACTGATACCAACTTTACCGTCAAATTTTGATGAAGAATTTGCAGAAATGGTAACAGAAGAAGATTTTATATTTACACCAATTTGATAAGATTTTGGTGTGGGAACATTAGTTACACCATCATCAGTGGATGGTAATGAATTTGATGCAACATAATAATATTCATTTCTATCATTATAAAGATTTTGAATATCGGATACAATAAAATCTACTTCTAATGGAGCAGATGTTGATTTGGAACCTGCTGTTCTTAAAACTCTCCTAACTTTATAATCTAAAGTATTATCAAAATTACTGTACGCACTTTCAAGTACTATTGTGTTTCTAACACCATCCACAATCTCTATATTTTTTACTCTTGATTCAAATGATGTTCCCAATAATTTAATTTTATCGCCAATTTTTAAACTGGATTCATCAACCTTACTTTTTAAAACTATTTTTGATCCGCCAGAAATAAATTTATCGACATCATAAGAAACACTTGTATTATAAATCCATGAATTTGCAAATATTTCTTTGTATATTTTATCGCTTGGATTATCAATTATCTCACCAAGGTTAGAAACAAAAATCTCATCACCTTCACTTACATTTAGGGTATCAGAAATTTGAGTAAAATCTGATAATACCCCCAATAAAGAGATTTCAACTTTTTTACTTGTATCCCCATTCTCATATCCAAAATATGATTCATCTGATCTTATGCTATCAGTTTCGGATATTATACTGGAAATTCCCGAACATCCAAAAAACTGATTTATACTTTTATTAGTGTAAGTTATATTAGTATTAATACCCGAAATTATTTTACCAGACTCTTTAAATCCTATTGTAGAATCGACAGAAATAGTCGATGCTCCAACACCCACATCTTGTAAAACTTTTGTATTAGGAGTTACAACAAAAGTTCCTTGAACAGCACTGCCTTCCTCATATCCTACAAATAACTTTATTTTAAAATATTTTTTGCCATTTCTGGTAAAATTTTCTACTGAAGAAACTGAAGCGTTTGTATTTAAATCAGATTGCTTAAATATTGTCTGACCGACCAAATTAATTGGATTTCCAGAAATAGATTCTGCAATTACAATCTCTCTTCTTGAGAATTCAGCAGATGAAGACTTTATCAAAAAATCTTCAAGATTTACAATACTAGGTGTTACTCCATAAAGAACATTGAATAAAATTCGAAATGATTCATTTGTTCCTTTTGATTCATACAAATTTCTTGCGTGTTTTAAGAAATTGCCAACATTTACGTTTTCATTGAAATTGACATTTTCTAATCCAGGAGCAAAAGTTGATTTTAATTTTTTATAAAATTCTTTTAAAAATAATGAACTTATATTTTGTACAGTAGAACCAGACTCATGTTCTGATGCTGATGATGTAGAAAATATAAGTTCTTCTTGATTTATTTCCTGATGATAATTTGTAATTCCACTAAAACCACGACCTAATTCACAACCAGTAAAAACATTTGTACCAATACCAGTGTATGTAATTATTTCATCATTTATTTTTAATAAACCATATTTTTTTGGAAATCCTTTGGTACTAGTAACATAAATTTCATCTGCATCAATTGATGTAATACTAGTTGTAGTTGTACTATCAGTTATTACTTCTGGTATAAGATTGTCTAATTTCAAATACTGATCCAAATTTTCGGCAATATCTACCGGACCACCTTGATACTCCTGAGAAATATAATATTGCTTTAAAAATTCAACCGCTTTTGGACTTTCATCCAAAATATAACTAGGTAATTGGCTATCAATAATTTGTTGAATCTTTATCCTAGATTCAAAACCTGTTTGTATCATATTACTCTCTTATTAATTTCCCGTTTGAATAACTTGATGTGTAAAAATCTCTAACAAAAACTGTTCCAGATATTTCATCACCTGATGCAATGACATCTCTGACCATATTTATTTGACTTTTTGATATATTAAAACTGAGATATAAATCTTTCAAACCAACAACATCATTTGATTCTGGAACGGCCTGAACTTCAATAATATTATCAGGTAAAGATGTTGAAGTAATGATTACTGTTTCTAATAAAATTTCTCCTTTTTCATAATCCACCGTACCGGCATTTTTTACAATTATTCTATTTCTGCCAGTTTCTTTTATTAGTTTAACTATGGATAGTATTCCTGTTTTTTTGTCCTCATTTGGAGTATCCGTCAAGTATACTGTATCAGATTCTCCAATTATTTTAAATCCCGTTGATTTAATATTATAACCATCTTCATTAACATGAAACTTATTTCCAAAACATAACTCATACTGTGTAGATTGATTAACAGCAGCTTTTAAATCTCTTCTTATTTTTACCTTTGTAATATTTGAAGTGATGGCATTATCTGTATTATCAATAACCTGTAACAATTTGCTATATTTGAATCTACCACCAAACTTGTTTAGATCAATAGATTTGGAATATGAATTAAGAGAATTTGTAATTCTTGTTTTTAAATCATCAACCTTAGAAGTTTTTGAATAATCAAAATATATTGATGATTCTATTTCAACATAAAGAACTTTAAGATCGACTAACTTTTGATTAATACCAGAAACTCCATATTGTTTTAATTTTGATAGTATTTGATTCTTTGAAAAATCCGAAACAAAAGATCCATTTTTTGGTTTAATACTAATTGTTACTGATCCAAATTCGGGTGGATCAAGTTCCTCTCCACCAATTACCGATACTGATTCAGTTTCTGGATAGATCTGTTTTATAATTGCTTCGTAATCCCTTGCTGTAACCGCCCTGTACTGTGCCGAATAGATTCTAGGGGCATAATACTTAATAGAGTCTAAAGTCTCGGCATTGGACCCACTCTGTGCCTTTAAAACAGTTGTTATAGTAGGATTGCCGGGGTTCTTTGGATTCGATTGTTGGTCAATAATACTTCCCGCAAAAGAAAATATTGATGGACCATTACCATCAATACCATCAGTAACAATGTATTCTACTGTAATAGTAGATTCATTTTCCAATTTCTTTCCAATAAATCCATCACCGAATAATAATTCGTATTTTTCATCCTGAATTTCTTGAATTAAGAAGATTCTTGATTCAGAATTGACATTAATAATATTATCAACTAAAGTATACTCAACTCCTTTTCCAGTTTCTTGAGTACCTTTGATGTATACTCTTATAGTTGAAGTATCAACATAAGAATTGTCTAAAATAAATTTTTGGTTAAGTGAAGTGTCTACTGTAAATGTTCTTCTTAAAAATGTTCCTTGATATACAGTCACATTTTTAAATGATGCAGTACCACCACTTACAGTAGTGGAAATATTTTCTGGTGTTGCAAAAGTATATGATGTATCATCATCTCTACCTATACACACCAAACCCGCTTCTAAGGTAACTGTATTAATATCTCCAAGGTTTTCTATATCAAATGATATCTCTGCTGTTGCTGCAGTTCTAGAGCGAGGTACATAACCAATATTTCTGGCAAGTGATATAACATTTTCACGAAGTGTTGCCGAATCCAAAAAGGATTCATTAACAATCATGTTTGAATTAAATGCTGTAATATAAGTATTATATGCTAATGTATCAATCAGCGTCGAAAAATTAGATCCTTCAAAGTCAAAATCCGTAAATGTAGAGTTTGCACGAAGATAATCCTTGATGGATGTTTTTATCTGATCAAAATCTAGATTAGTAAACTTAGTAAAAGGCATATTATTATCTTGTTGCCTCTAATAGAAATGTATATTCTTGAGTCGGAAACTCTTGACCAATAATATCAAACACTACTGTAACATCAAATGTATTTTCATCCGCATTTGGATTTACAAATACTTGAAGATTATCAACTCTTGGTTCAAAGTTTTCTATTGCAACCTGAATTTGATCCTGAATAACAGAAGCAGTACCAAAATCCACAAAATCGAATAAACTACTTCTTACATCAGATCCAAAAATTGAATTAAAAAACTTTTCTGTGGGTATTGTTTGGACAATATTTCTTACAGATCTACGAATCGCATTCTCATTTTTTAATATTTGTAGATCTTTTGTCACAGGATGAGGCTCAAAAGACAAATTAATGTCTTTAAAAACCCTTGATATCCTTTTTATTGCCATTGATCATGAGATTTTTATTTATTTATACCCCTACAATCAATCATTCATGCCATCTTTCAACAAAATCATCAAATCCATTAGACCCTCCACATGGTCTTGAGAGACGATCCTCTGGAATATGATACTTACTATCTAAATCATCGTGCATAACTTCTTGTAATACTCTTTTTTCAGATAGTGAATTATAATCTGTGATCAATTTTGTGGTTCCCCACATCTCTTTCATGTATTTTTTGTCTCTATCGACTGATGAATTCGACATTTTTAGCTCCTGATTCGTGAAAATCAGAACTTTTAGAGGGGTTGCTATCCCTAAAGATTATTTATTTTCTTGTTCTTCTGGTGTTTTCCAGAAATAATCATCAGTATCACCCAATCTTCCCCATCTTACTCCATTCTCAACTTGATAATACTGAGTTGATACCTTAAAATCGGGTTGTTTTGGTGTTTCGGGTGTGATTGAAAGGTCATATATCCTCATTCTATTGTTTGGATAGAGTGCAAATTGACCATTTTCAAGTTCAATACAGTTATGAGACTTGTGTTCTTCGGGTATTTCACTTACATTACAGTTTGTAGTGTCAATATCAGGGTGAAAATTGTCTAGAGTAAACAAATATTCTCCATGAAGAGCACCAAAATTGCGTGTATGAAGCATAAAGTCCATACTTCCAATAAACTGCTTCTCAATACACCGTATACCATAGTCCATACAATTCCAAAACTGTAGATTAGGTAGATCTAAATCGGGATCAGGTAGTTTTGGACGAGATAAAAAAGCACTAATCGGTAATTTATCATACATTGCCGCATATTCTGGCAAATAAGTTTCAAAATAAAAAGCACGCCCAGGAATCGACTTTGCCGATACCCAGACGCCCTCTACAAATTCACCATACCCGTCCTGTAAATCCCGAAGATACTCTTTACGTACCCATACCTTTTGTGGGGGTAGATTTACAACGAGTTGACTCATTATTTACCTTGTCCCCGATACCTTTTCTTTGCCGAGTTACGAGAACTTGCGGATAATTTTGTGTGCTTCCCCGTTCCTTGACGAGACTTCTTGGGTTTGGCTTCCACATAATTGCCACCCTTCATAAAACCAGTTTTTGCCATAATTTTTTTTACTCCTTGTAAATTTTAGTTTCTAAATCCGAGGGGTCCGGAGAACCTGTTTGATAGTATTCTACCGCAAGGTCCTCCATTACCTCAAAATATTCAAGTTGACTTAGATTTTTATATATTCTACGTCCTTTACATAGAATATCATACTTTTCTGTCATTAGATTACGCGAGTCTTTTCATGCCCCACACGAATTCGTGGATCACACCAAATCTCAAATCCGGCATCAATTGCATCAAGACAGAATGATACATCCTCTCCACACATGTCTTGTACATCACCAGACTCAAAGACTTGCATCTTTGGAGCAAACCATGGATACTTCATCTCCGTGTGCTCAAAGACTCCGTGCTTGATGAGAAGCCATCCAAATCCTGTATAATCAACAGTAAAAGGTTTTTTCCGCTTTGAGATACTCTCAATCGTTTCGTGATTCATCACACCCCCATTGTTACGGAAGTCATCCTCCTCCAACCAATGAGCAACTGATGTGGTGCGACCATCTTCGGTACAATACCATCCTGCTGCAATGTCTTGGTCCATCAGGATAAGTTGATAGAATTTTTCAGTGTTGAAAACAATATCAGAATCGATCCAGAGTTGCCAATCATATTTGAGTTTGCCATCCCACGGAAGTTGATCCGGTCCACGCAATACATTTGCACCAAGACACTTGCATCTTGCAAAGTTTACCATGGAGGAATAATCCTGCGAAATTTGGATGCTTGCTCCGTTTTGTACAAGATCAAAACAAAGTTGCACAAAACTCTTTAGAAATGTATATGATACTCCACGCCCCGGAAGACAAAAGACGACAGACTTACCTCTTACCATTTCTTTTGCCACTTCATAATCCCACTCCTGTTCCGTGGGAGACGCTGCCATGGGCGTCTTTGCTTTTATTGTAAATCCTTTAGACATAATAGTAATTAATTACAATCGAATCATACTGCACTATGTATACTCTGTCAAGAACTTTCAATATTTGTAATTACAATACAGTCGTTCTCAACCTCAATATTAACTTCTGTCCCCTCATACCATCCCTGCTCATCTAATATCCATTCAGGGATAATCACATAGTGCTCACCACTTACTGGATCAACCTCTATAGTCGTAAAATTTTCTGCGCGATTTTTTTGCATACCTCTGATCTTTATAGTTGTTTTTATATAGCAAAAAAAATTTTTATGTGGGGTGAGAAAAAAAGAGTGCCTTTGAGATCATGAACGGCATCGTAACACTTTGTAGACTCCGGGGACCCACGGTTTTTAACAACGGGGGGGCATAAACCCCCCAAACTGCTGTTAACGAACGAATGATGTATTAGGACTGAGTGTCATCAACCTGCTGTTCACTGATAACATCAAGAATGGACAGAATGTCGTTTCCGGTGTTACCTTTGTT